CAACATCAACATTACGACCAGTCTGAGTTAACTCAATTGTACCAGTTTGTGCAGCGGTACCCGAACCGTTGCCTTGATAGCCAGTGCCACCCCATCCTGTACGTTGTTGTCCTTCGGTGCATCTCAATAAAGCCCAATTTTTCATATTGTTTGAAGTAGCGGAAGATTTATCCCAAGAAGAACTAGACTGAGTGGTTGTATTGGTACCGGCCTTAATACCTAGTTCGTCTGGATGTACAGTCACTGACTTGACTCTAGGATCAGCTTTTAATTGACCTGCTTCCCAGTCTGTCAGTCTATATACAGTGTTCCTACTCATAGGTCTACGTTCTAGACATTGTACATCACGATGTATTTCAGTGCCAGTAGGCGCCTTACCTGCCGTTTCTAATTCTTCATAGATAGCATCGAGGTCATCGTAGTTGTACACTGTGACAATGTACTTTCTAGTCTGTATGTAAGACAGCATTTCTGACATGTTATGCCTCTAATTGCACAGCGGTTAATGTCACTGTGATAGTAGTTGTTCCACCACTCTTGTTGGTCACTGCTAATTGTATATTTGTATCTGGACTAGATTCATTACTAAATCCCAATGCTCCTGGGCTGATTAAAATAGTTTGTGCTCCAGTAGTAATTACTTCAGCTACTACCCCTGCGCCTGGAGTTGGATCAGCGCCTTCTACTCTAGTTGCATCTGCTGTACGACTAGCAATGTCTGTATAAATTCTTACCCATGCTGCTGCACTAGTTTGAATCTTGTACAGCATATATCCCTTGTATCCAGTGATAGTCAAATTGCCTGTGGCTGTATTGGCCAAACTGGCAGTTGTTCCAGCAACAGCAGATCGAGATGCCAGTGTACCTCCGCCACCTCCTGATACAGTTCCCGGTAGCCATTTACTACTAGCAGAACTCCATACAAGTGCTTGACCGTTTGAGGGCGCACTGGTAGTTGTGTCAACATCACTAAGTGCGTCTATACTAGTTGCAGAGTAGGCAGCAGGAATGGATGGTAAACCTGTTAAGGAAGAATATGCACCTGTAGTAGCCACAGTGGCCAATGTTGGGCCAGTGATAGTGACTCGGCCTTCACCATCTGTGGTTGTGGTAATTCCGCTAGCACCTGCAAAGCGCAGAGTCTCTCCATTGCTAATAACTCGTTGAGTAGAGTCATCGCCGGCCACACTAAATTCATAACTGCTGGTGCCACCTCCTCCTACTCCCCCACTTGGCACTGGTCCCCAAGTAACTTCCTTGTTTGAGGGATTGTAGTATAACGTTTGTGGTCCTGTAACTTCTCTAATTGGATCAACATAGAAGCCAGCTGCTGTGGCATCAAGTGTAGCACCACTAGCATTTATAACTATACTATTGGCAAATTGATTATTAGTACCGGCATACAAACCAATTGCAACAGCACCTGCTCCTTGGTTATTAGCACCGGCATACGGTCCTACTGACACAGCATTAGTTCCCTGTCCAACATTTCCTGCGAATGCTCCGAGTGCTACAGCCACATTGCCTTGATTAGTCTGTCCTGCGTATACACCCACAGCCAAAGTACTTAAACCTTGACCTGTTTGACCGGAATATGGACCAATAGCCATTCCTGACGTACCTTGGTTAGTTTCGCCAGCATACGGTCCAACAGCTATAGCACCAGTACCTTGGTTGGTATATCCAGCATAGGTACCTATAGTTAGAGATGCTCCGCTACCACCGGTAGTGCCAGCCCCAACACCTAGCACGACTCTTGATTCTGATGTTCTTAATCTTGAAGTTTCAATATCGCCAACAATTTTACCTGTTGCAGCATTAATTAATAAAGTCGATGTATCCGAGAATACAGAACCTTTCAAATAGGTCACATCAAATGTGATACTATCACTGACTGCATTAGTTGTTAATTGTATACCTTCGCCTGCTACTAATACTAATGTATCCGTACTGTTATCAGCTAGTACAGAACTTTGACCACCTACTGCAATAGATGTAAATCCGAATCTTGTGTTTGTAACCACCACAGTACCAGTACTTTGATTAATGGAAATTCCATCACCTGCTGATATAGCAGTGACACCTGTATTTGATAGTGTTATAGATCCTGTGGCTGCGCTGGCACTTAGGCCTACCCCGGAGACTGCAAAGCTGGTCACGCCTGAGTTGGTAAATGTAACAGAGTCAGCACCAGCGTTGGTGGTAATGCTAATGCCAGTGCCGTTGACCAAGGTCAATGTATCTGTTGGAAGATCGGCCACCACATTGGATTGGCCGCTGACTGCGATAGTCTGGAATATGTTCTGGGGCACACTAGGCGCAGCGTTGGTAATTCGAACAGTTCCAGGTATACTGGTGTCAAGGGTAATACCTGATCCTGGATCTGTAGTGACACTAACGATACCAGTATTGGCAATGGTAACGTTGCCAGTCGCACCACTAACACTTATCCCATAGCCGGCAATGGTTGATAACACTCCTGCGTTGGTAATTGTAACGTTGCCTGTTGCAGCACTCACCGTAATGCCCGCGCCAGCAGCATTGGTTAATACTCCGTTATTGGCAATGGTCAGCGTATCAGTACTAGCACTAGTGGTCAATGCAATACCCGTGCTTGCTGCTATGGTCAACGTATCAGTGCCTGTGTCTGCCACAATATTGGCCTGTCCAGGTACGGCAATAGTTTTGAAATAGCTTTCGTCTAAGGCCAAGCTGCCAATGGTCGATCCCGCAGGCAGATTCACTATTCCTGCAGTTGACGTTATTACCGCTGTACCCAAGTGTATGGAACTGCCACTAAGATAAATGTCTCTCCACCGTTTGGTTGGTGATCCTAAATCAAAAGTTTCGTTGGTGCTTGGTATTACACTGGTGCTCAGTGAAGTTAAATCAACAGCACCCCCACCACCAACACTTAGATAAAGTTCAGTGAAGTTGTCATTTATTCGATTGAATGCTTCATCAACAGTGCTCCACAATATGGGCGCCGAATTTGAATATATTATTTGTCTAGACATTATGTTCTTCCTACGGCAACTTCAACAGTGCCAATATGATCTGAATCGTAATCAACTAGGGATTTTCCTATGATCGTGCCAGCTTTTACATCGCCCGTTGCAGATATTCCCACACCTGGTATATTGGATGTCACTATCAAATCTCCTTTCTTGATCTTGCCAACCACTCTACAAGGCACACGACCTTGCAGTGCTATGAGATTTTTATGTCCAGGGCAAGCACCGTTCATGGTATAGCCAGCTGTGTCGCTGACCACTCCTGCAACTCTATGATCACCATAGTTTTGAGACAAGGTAACTTCTTTGTCTCCACCAAATATCAACACGGTGCCTACTGCATATTCTCGGTCTCCTTCATAGTATTCTGCAAGGTCTGCAGAATAGGTTGACTGCAACTTACTGCCCGCAGTCAAGGTCCAGTTGCCTGTTATGGTTCCTCCAGTGCCTGCTGCCCCTGTGGTAATCACCGGAGTGGTAATTGATCCCACAGTGATAGGCGCATTACTGAGTCCGTTGTAGGTTCTGAACACATGAGAATCATTGTCATAGAATGTGCGTTTGTCTGTGGCCACTGATCCGTCGCCAATCAGTATGCCAACATTGTTGGAAAAACCGTACAGTTGAGTATATCCGCCAGTGGCAGTGGTAGTGGTGTCAAGTATGGTTTTTGTGTCAATGATCAATTTTTCCATGCTGATAAATCTACCAGCAAAGTCTGCGTTGACATCGCGCTTGACTAATGTACTGGCAGTGGCAGCTGTGGCTTCATCAACCATGGCATAGTCACCATCGTTGGTAGAGGTAAATCCAATTCTACGTAGATATCCAGTTGATGTGTTGTACTGCGATTTTTTAATCGCTCCACCATCACTAACCACCGTGCTGAACAGCACCGCTGCCACGTTGGCAGTGGCTAAAAGTGAATTACCTAATACTGTTTTAGTTGCTATCTGCGGAAGATTGGCTAACTCAATACCATTGTCTTTGAGTGTGACCCAACCGTCAGTGACATCAAACTGCGCACTATCGAAACTGGATATACCTTTGTCTGCCTGTGTAATACCTGTGGCATTGACTCTGGTAGTGGCTGATGACAATGTCAATTTGCTCTGCACTATACCAGCAGCACTATTAATGTCTGCATTCACAATCACATTGGGATTGATCTGTGCATCTACTGTGTTGGCCGTAGAGTCGATGCTGAGACTGATGTCTCCCACCATGGTGCTGTTTTGGGCAAAATCCCCGGCGCCTGTAAAGGTCAAAATGTCAGCGCTCTTGCTGGCAGTCACAGCCACATCATTGAGATTGTTCAGTGTCAACGTTTGAAGGTTTACAGCATCTGTGGGGTTAACGGGATTGGCCAGATTGAAAATCTTAAACGAACCTAGATCCATATCGGCTTTCATGGCCAGTTGACCGTCCAACGCCATGAAACCGCCGCTGAATGCCGGAATTACACTGCCCGCAACAACTGCAGAACCAGTATGACTTATGCCCAGTCTTCGATCAATATAGCCTCTGGTGGCATTTTCTGTTGGCACAGTATCTGTGGCGTTGTCTGCAAATGCGCTGTCTGTGGAAAATTCGCTGACAGGTACTCCTCGTTTAAAACCAAGACCATCTAGATTGCTCAGTGCAATGGCGGCTGCAAAGGTCACAGTACCTGTGCCTTGGTCAACACGGAAGTAAGGTCCCACCGAGAAATTACCAAATTGATCAGTGGTTACATAGAATACACGGCCTACATCACGTTCCTGTGTTTCTGAATCAGGATCTAGGGCATTTACAGGAGGTCCGAAAATTTCATTGGGGTAATTGGTATCTGCATAAGATCCAGTACCAATTTCCAATAGATCATGTGAGGTTACACGAGTCAATGAAATTCTAATGGTCAGTGTGCCAGACTCATCTTTTGGCACAGCGGACTTGAGTGTTGGCAGATTGGTAAAATAGATCACCGAGGCAACCAATGGAGTGCCTAGTGTTAGGAGCCCATAATTGTCACCGGTGATGAGTTCATTTTGATAGGCCTGTACAGTGTACACCACTCCTTTAAACACCAGTTTGGTACCAAGCAGTCTTCCTTCATCGGCGCTGCTGATTGGAACCACTGCCACGGTGCTGTCACCCGCTCTTCCTATCACCTTGCCAACTCTCTGAACACCATTCTGCGTGCCTGTGGTTTCAAGTGCCACTGATATAGCAGTTGCTACATCTGTTATGGTAAATGTATTTGCATCTAGAACAGTTTTAACAAAGTACAGTCTATTGGCCAATATGCCGCCAGGTAATGCACCTGTTGTGGTAAATCTAACAACATCATCAGCTACAAATCCGTGACCAACTAATGTGACTACCGCAGGATTGGCAATGCTAATTGTACACACGCTTGGTGAAGTTACAAACGGCTGTTGTGGATACAGTGAAAGGTCTATGTAGTTGTAGTTTTCTCTTAGAGTGGTTTGAGCCAATCCAAACACAATATAGGTGTGTGTGCCGCTTTGACTGCCTGAAGTATTAATGGCAGTGCCACGTCTGGTTGAAGACAGTCTAAACGTATTGGCAGTGAATCCATCTGCCTGCACAAAATAAGTTTCACCGGCAGTGAGTCCTGTTGGCAGTGCGCCCGTAGTGGCCAATGTGATTTGATAGCCAGGTTGGAGACCGTGTGCTGCTCTGGTAATAATAGCCGGTGTGCCTAGACTCACAGTAAACGTTCTTGCGCCCGCAAAGTCAGCGTAGGCTTCAAATTGCAGTACTCGATAAACTTCGGGCGACTCAGCAAGTACCAGACCAGTACTTGGACGAACAGCCACATCAACGGCATTGCCAGTTAATATCACATTGCTGTTTTGTCTAATGGTTAATGGAGTGCCGTTGGGGATTACTGCTGCAAGACCGTCTACGCCTACACCTTCCGAACTACGCAGACTCAGTCTTGCCACTCCCGCTGGTAAACTTGCATCTGTGGCAACACCCGTAATAGGATATCTAAAGATGTCTCCAAGCCCGTGATCAACTTCCAGTTCACCATTTGGCAATGGAGGATGTGTGTAATTAGTTACAAATAATTGTAGACCACCCGCGGTGTTGGCATATGAACCTGATGGAAAATAGCATTCTGCCCCCTGTGCTAGGTCATAGTACAAGGTTACTGGTGTAGGTACTTCTAATGGGTCACTGCCTTCCGCCACCAAGGCAAAATTACCATGCGCACTGGAACCACCAATTGATCGAATTTGTCCGCCACCTAGTGAATAATATGATATGTGGCAGTAGTAGGTAAACATGCTGACACATTCTGCAAGACCGCCGTTGTTAACCACAATGCCATAACCAAGGTCATTGATCTGCGTGAAGTCGTTGCTCAACATGCTTCTGTTACCCGGCATTAACACTTCGTAGACGTTGGCATTTTCATTGATAAATGTTATCACTGAATCTTGCACAAGAGTTTTATTTGCCACAATGGTGCTACGTGCAGACACGCCTGCTGCCAAATAGGCATAGGCAGTCAAGTCAGGCAGTGTTTCTGCTGCGGCTGATCCAACACCGCCTGTAAGTATGGCACTTACATTGGTAAACAGTGTTTCTATAACTGTTTCGATAGCAGCATCGCTAGGTGTTCCAGTCACTCGAACTGTGGCAGAATAAGATACCGCGGGTGCAAGGTCAAGTATGACCTGTTTGGCCACATACTTGGCATGATCGATACCTGCGGCTGTTGCTGCCTGTATCAGCACAGGTATCTGCAGCACCACAGCATCGCCTACGCCATCCCAATATTTCAAACCTACTTTACGTGTTTCACTGTTGCCACCATAGATGATGTCATAAATCAATGATTCAATGGCATACTCTATATCTCTCGCAAAGTCATTAAAAGTAAGTGCTGGATATGTTGTGGCAAGATACCCCACTGCTTGATCTACGATGTAGGTAATATTGGCCTGTAACAGTGTTTTGGCATTGGCTCTATTAGCTGCCAATCCAGGAGGAGAGGTAAAACTCAGCGCAGGAGCAAATATAGGACCCTCTCTCACTATGTTGGCAATGATTGTTTTACTGCTGGCCACCACTGCCTGTGCTGTGGGATAAAGTTCAAGATAGGTGCTGGCATCATCGTGAGCCTGTTCAATGGCTCTTACTGTGAGATCCAATTGATCATTGATTACTACAGCAGCACTGGCCAGTCTATAGACAAGTCCAGAACGTCTGGCATGATAGTTGGTACTGAATACTATGTCATAGCCAACTCCATCAAGAATCAATCCCACATCTCTTCGACATATAGCTTCATTGTAACTGAATAGTGCAAACGGCCACGGTGTGGTTTCATCCATGACAAATGACGCAGTTGAGCCTGCCACATTGAATGTGTAGTCTCTAACATAGTTGATTCTGTAGATTGTGTCGTCAACAATAAATGATCCAGGCAGTTGAGGTAATCGTTTTAGATCGCCAACACGTAGGAATGTGTCCGAGTCTTTGCTGAGAAGTTTGAATTTCAAGTTGCCAGTAAAGCCGTCAATGTATTGGCCACCGGCAAACGTTTGTCTACCTGTGCTGCGGGAGAACGATGCACATTCTTGTGCATATGGAGATTTAGCAAGAATTTGTCCTTCTGGATCGAGTACCATGGCAAATCCACCATGCCCTTGGAATG